ACTTTCTTCACGCCTATTTCGTTATACGTAACCCCGACGCCGAAACGATCATTTACGACGCGAGGTTCAAAATACCCGATTTTGCGGGTCCGGGTAAAGCCATGTATACGAAACGTAAAAAGGCGTCTATACAAAGGTGTGAACAGTTCATATGGAACAATACCGTGAACGCACACTGGATCCCTATTTTTAACGCCTCGAAAAAGAAAGACGATCTCGCCGATACTGTCATGCAAGCCATTAGTTTCACGAAACGCGTCGAGCCCATGCAAAGCGTTTCGAAAAAGAGTAAAAAACTCGTTCCGAGAAAACCAAACGAGAACCAAAAACGTACGCGGTACTCTAAATCAAATTTAGCGTACATTTATAAAAATAAATCCGATGCAGAAGTTCTCGAAAATAATAAACGGTTCATGAAAGACCTGAAACGGTACTATAGAAGTATAGACGATTTAGCGAATGAACTTGATTAATGTAAATTCTTATCCGCCGTATAATACGTCTTCCCTTTCATGACGAAACTGTGTACCCGCGCATACGCCCACGCTTGTGCAGTGGCACCCGGTCGGTGTCCCGTACGCCACGCGGCTAAACCACGATCGTACACGGTTTTTAAAGTTTTCAAAGGTATACCCGTCACTTTAGAAATATCTTTCAGTTTCGTTACACCGGGGTACTTTTTGCGGAACTTTGAGGTATAACTCGACGTTTTCGTTTCGACGTTCTTATCGGTTTTGAATGGTGTATAATCACGCTTCAACATCTTTTTGTAACGCGTCTCGACGTTCTTAAGAGTGTTCAGTCCCCTGAAATATTTTAACGGGGCATATATTTTACCTTCACTCTTACGAAGTTGCGTTATCTTTTTACGAATATCGCTATCGGATAACATCTTAAAGATTGTATTCGTACTTATACTAAATGGAGAAAAAAGTACTCGATCATGGTTTTGTTAGGCTCGTGGATCACATGCCACAAAAGGATCTCGATTCAGCAATTGTTCAAGCCGCTCGCGTCTCTTACGGAGACGGAACGAAAACGTCTCGAGGTGACGCTGGTCTTATTCGATATTTAATGCGACATTGGCATAACACACCGTTCGAAATGGTTGAATTCAAGTTCCACATTAAAATGCCCATGTATATCGCGCGCCAACACATGCGACACAGAATGGCAAGTGTGAATGAGTACTCGGCAAGGTACTCGGTCGTCAAAGACGATCACTATAAACCCGAAACTCTACGCACACAATCCAAAACGAACCACCAAGGTTCAGAGGGTTCGATCGAAATACCAGAGGAAGATGCAGAAACGTTCAACAAACACTTCGATACATCGTACGAATTATACAAAAAGTTACTCGAGGACGGGTGTTGTAGGGAACAGGCCAGGGGTGCACTCACACAATCCACGTATACGGAATTCTATTGGAAAATCGATCTCCATAATCTCATGCACTACCTCCGTCTCAGAATGGATCACCACGCACAAAAGGAAATAAGGGAGTACGCCGAGGCTATTTATGAAATCATAAAACCACTCGTACCTATTACCATGAAAGCGTTCGTAGACTTTAGAATGAACTCGATCCAACTTTCGGGACCGGAAATAGAGGCTATTGCAAACGGTACACCCATAGAGTCACCCGGTGAACGCCGAGAATTCGAGGAAAAAATGAAACTTTTGGGGCTCGATAAAAATGTCAGTAAAGAGTAAGTAAGAATAAATAAAATGTTTTCATTATCAACAGTTTCAGCTAATTTTGCATCAACACAAAAAAAGTTTAAGAAGTTTGGGAAGAAACTTCGTAAACAAAGACAAGAACAACTCAAAAACGTTTCCGAAAAAATCAAGGAAATTGGTAAAGACGAGATTGAAAGAACAAAAAACTTGTTCGAAAAACACAAGGAATTCTTTACCGAAAAAGCTACTTCGTCTACATCATCCCCGGAATCCACCGCTATTGATTTTTACGAGAAGCCCTAATAACGAGGTCTAAACTCAACAAAGAAAGTAGTACGAACGCCGATTGGTTATCGTGAACTAACATATTACCAGCAAAAACAGCCGATAAAATACTATACTGAACATACCTAGACTCAATTCTAGATCGTTCTATACTTCTTTTCATAGATGCTCTCGATTTCTCCAAACCGAGAACAGCTGTACTTATATTCCTTATCCTATTAGGCATTTCCATAGACGTCGAAAACATGTCGCCTATATCTATCACGTCAGAAACCTGTTCTCTAATCAGAGGTTCTAGGTAATCAAAATACGTAAATTTAGGGTCCAAGTTTACACACGTCCCTTCCACAGTAGAGAACGCCTTCGCGAGGTATATGAAAGATGTAGGTATAATAAATGGTTTCTTCTGTGCTAACGACATTAAAAGCTCATCCTGCATGATATCGTTTCTCAAATTCTTACCGTCGAGCGTTTCGAGGTAGTTCAAAGTTGTTTTGAAAAAGAGTTCTATATCCGACGTATCGGACGTTGTTGGTAAAATAACTTTCAAATCTATCAAAGTATCAACTATACCTTTCGTATCCTTGTTTATTATGTATATAAACATCTTCTGGAATCCTTCTTTTATCTCGTCCGTAAGTTCAATAACGAGTCCGAAATCGTAAAATACAAGTTTACCTTCCTTAGAAAACCCCAAATTACCTGGGTGTGGATCGGCATGGAAAAACCCGTAATCCATCGTTTGAATCACGTACGAGTTTATGAGCGCTTCGCATACCTTCTTACCATTCACTTTTGGATCCGTTATATCTGCAAGTTTTTCGGACTCGACGTATTCCATTACGATCATATCGTTATTAGACAATTCTCGGTAAACTTTTGGTACTTTAATCCACTTTACCTTTTTGAACGATTTACGAAACTTTATGGCGTTATCTATTTCCTTATTATAATCAGTTTCGGCGAGAAGGTAATCTATAGACTCATCTAGAACGTAGCCTGAAGTTGCACCCGTATCAACACCCACTTTTTCGAGGAAGTTTACAATATCCTTAACGTCGTCCGTATCGCGTTTCATTATATTATATATATCAGGTCGTTTGAGTTTTACAACGACCTCACGACCATCTTTTAAAACCGCCCTGTGTACTTGACCTATACTTGCCGATTTAAATGGTTCGTAATCAAAACTTTCGAAAACTTGTGAATCTACGTGATCCTTAATTATATTTTCTATAGAATCTTTATCGATAGGAGGTACGTTATCTTGTAAAGATTCCAATTGACTAATAAATTCGATGGGGTATAAATCGGCGCGCGTCGATGCAATTTGTCCCAACTTTATAAACGTCGGTCCTAAATCGACGAGTTGATCTTTCGTCCATTTCCCAAACTTAACCTGATCCTTCTCGAACTGCCTTTTCCATAAAAACTCAGCCGCAAACTTCCACGTCTTTTGTTTTTGTCTTTGTGGTAATATTCTTATAGGTGTATTTTTTGCGAGACATGCCACCACCATCTTATTATAGATGACATTATAATTCTTTAAATAAATCTTTGAATAAATAAAGTAAAGTGATGTGGCAAATATTTTTAATTTTATACATGTCTTATCTCATACTTGGCCCACACTGGGAATCAAGACTCATGGAAAAGAAACCGTTACGTATAGTCGATTCCCCAAAAGAGTTTTTTAGACGTTCTATATTTATATCGTACGTAGCTATTTTATACACGGCGTGGTTCCTGTATAAACCATCGTATAATACACTCATGAACGCACTCATGATTTCAGGTGGTGCGACTTATGGATTTTATACCAAATACGGCCCCGAAAAACCGTTCCCTATGCACATTCTTCTAAACACGTTCTTACTCGTCATGGGTATAGAATATTTAGATGCACAAACACTACTCTCATTCTTACTTTTAATAACGTACCACCTCACTAAAGATATGCTGTACCTTCCCAAATAATAATTGTGTGTTTATATAAATGCGAGTTCATATCGTAGGTGCAGGACCAACGGGTATGTCTGTCGCTTGGGAAGTTCTCAGGTCGACCGAACACGAAGTCATACTATACGACCGTAAAAAATCAGGCGGAGGGTCATGGTGGGAACCTTCTTTGAAACAAAGAGACCTACACGCACACAGAATAGTTTTTGATAATGCATTCGTAAACACGGATAGTTTATTCAAAGAGATGGGTATACATTGGGACGATATCTTTGAAAAACACGATACGAAAGTATACGGAACCGTATTCAAAAACTTAAAACCACGAGATTACTTAACACTCACATCTTTAGCTATAAGAGTATTAGCACAACCAAATAAATATAGAAGTATACCACTCGAAAATGCACTTGGCGAACTCTCTGATTCTGGAGAAAAACTACTTCGTGCATTACCACTTATCATGGACGGTGTTACGTGGGATACAATGTCAGCTTACGAGTTTGTTAAAAGTTTCGACCACGTGGGTACATCGAATCAGTGTGTACAAAAAGTTTCGGGTAAAGTCATGTGTGACGCAATGCAAAAAGCGCTCGTAGATAAAGGTGCAAAATTTGTTTTTGAAACGGAACTCGAAAACGTACAATACGGAACAAACGAATACGTGGCTAAATTAAGCGATGGTAATCTTCTAAATGATGGATTACTTGTACTCTGTATAGACAATAGTAAAGCACTCAAACTCATAGGTGATAATTGGGGTGAAGATGCAATGAAAAAGATAAGTCCGAGCACGTACGGGTGTATTAACATTTTACTCGATTACGAAAACGAAATATGTCTCGATAAAACCGATCTCGAATACGCTATGGAAACAGAATTTAATATACAACCCGTCGTATTATCGGACGGTAAAACCGTTTCGTGTGTTATATGTAATCTCACGGACGAAATACTTACGACCGATCCAGATACACTCAAAGCTAAAGTTTTAGAACAAATGGATCTCCCAAAACCCAAAGATATTAGAATAGCGTGGGGTTCGAATTGGAAAGACGGGAAATGGTCATTCGAACAGTCCTCGGGTGTTTTAAGTTTACACGGACAAGTCCCTTTTTACGGTGAGTGTTCTAAAGTCGCTTTATGTGGTATGATGTCCGAAAGAAATACACCATATTCAAGTATAGAAGCGGCCATAGAAGTAGGTAGATCGTTTTGTCACAAAACGTTCGAAACGAGAAAACCGTTACAACCATTTTTAGTCACGTACTTTTTATTCATACTTATAGTTTTGACGCTTATAATAGTATATACTCGAAAAGAATGACGTTCCCGGTAGAAGCTACAGTATACGAACCCATGTATGAATATAACGATAAAAAATACATTAGAATTACTGTACCCGATAAAGTTCGCGATTACATACTTGGTTTACACGCGAACAAGTCCGATGTTATACTTTTTCCCGACAAACTCGACGATCCTTTAGAAGGTAACGTTCTAAAAGTAAAAGTTCCGTTCAGGTACCGACGCGTCATGTGTAACGTAGACGGCGATAAACCTGTTCAATCACTCGTAAGAGGTGATTTAGTTCAAACCGAACTCCAGTTTAATGGTGTTTGGAATGCTCACGAACACAGTGGGTACTCGTGGGTTTTGAAGTATATAAAGTTTAAGGGATAATAGTAAGAAATGAGTCTCACGCGTTCAGGATATCTCACAGGCGAGACACAAGAAATCAAAAACGAACTTACAGTTCGTGCCGTCGTAAACACGGAATTTGGATTTCCTCCGCCTCCCTTTAAGGTATTCAGAAAAACGAAAACGGGTTTATGCGTTCCCCGATTTTACGGCGAACAAAAAATCGGTCCACCGAAAGAAGATCGTCGTCCCGAACCAGTTAAAATATCGACCAAGTTTAATGGAAAATTACGTGACGAAACGCATCAAAACGATGCTTTGGCAGCTGCACTCAAAGCCGGACACGGTGTTCTTTCACTTCCGTGCGGGTTTGGTAAAACCACCGTATCCTTGGCCATAGCGTGTAAACTTGGGTACCGAACCATGATTG